TGGCTGTGGGCGAGGGGTGCCGGAAACGAAGAAAGTGAACGTCATAAAAGTCTATCGGGATTGTATACAATGCGAGCGGCGCGGCGGGATAAAACGGTCAGCAAACACAACGAGAAAAAAACAAGGTCATCAACGGTCAATATAGAGGAAGGCAGCCTGCGAAGCAGTATCCCCTCTCCTCTCAGTCAGCAAAGCGGTAGACTGAGAGAAGAGAGAGGGGATAGTAGGAAGAGCGTAAGCGATGAGTACGCTACTCTCTATATAAGGGCTCATGTCCTCAAACATCGGTTTTCTTTCGCAAATCATACGGTTTTCAGGCACTTACGTAGCGTCCTTTTTCACTGTTTTTTCCAACGCGAAAAAATTTTTGTTGTGCAATCGCGCAAAGTGTCGTGCGAAAGTGGCGCAAAATCTCTGTAAAATGGCATGGTACAATGCTTGCGAACTTTGCGAACTTTCTTGCACGAGTGTTGTGCAAGTTGTTCCCCGTTGAACATGAACGACTTACAAGGGCTGTTTTTGGGCTGTTTTTTGAGCCGTTTTTTGAGCTTTTGATTTTCTCGCGCAACAGTGCGCACCTCTCGCGCAAAATACTCTGTAAAAAACGCTTCACAAACTTTGCGAACTTTGCAAACATGAATCTGCGCGTTTTGTGCAACAGTAACAACCAACTAAAAAACAGCAACTTACAATGAGAGCAGAATACTACCGTGAATGGCGTGCAAAGAAGCGTGCAAAAGCCGCTGAAGTCACCACCGAGGCCGACCACATTAAGGCAGATTTGAAGGCTGCGCTCGAGGCGAACACAGCCGTTCAAAAGACGCTTGCAAGCCGCGATGAGACTATTCGTCATCTTGAGAAGATGGTCGAGCGGCTCTCGGGAGACCTATGCGCTCGCCTTGAGCGAATCGAGAGCGCATTGCAGGCAGGGACGCCGGTGGCTCCTCATCAGGCTCCATCTCATCCTGTGGATGCGGCTGATCAAAAGCCTGCGCCCCCGTGGATGAGAAGGTAGCCCCCCATGCGGCTCGGCCGGCCTTGCCTACGCAGGTGCCGGTCTCCGCGTCGAAGACGTACTCGTTCCAGTCCGGAAGGGACGAGTACGCTCCAGCTTGGATGGTGGCACCGGTTTCATCCCCCGCCAGCACCCCGCCTGGGACATCGAGGTAGCTCTTCGACTTTGAGCCCTTGACCGCGCAGGAGACGATAAGCTCCTTCTGGAGGCCCTCCTCGATGAGGTGCCCGAACTCGCTCGCACCAACTGCCCGCAGTACCGGTGGAAGTTCAGACCGGCGCTTGTAGAGCCCGTTGGCTGCGTTCTTGTTCCCCAGCGTGTACGGGTGCAGGTTCCCTGCTGCTTCTCGCACAGCCAGCACCAGCCACGCAAGACGCTCGGTCACGTTGATGGCGCTGTAGACGTCCACCTTGGTGACGTCCTGAAGCAGTCCGTTGGCGTCCCGAAGCAGTGTGCGCTCGCCGCGCATGAGGCCCGAGATATTCGCCTTAAGCACCCCGAACCGGTAACAGGAGTCTACACGCGGCGCGAGGCCCATGCCCTTCATGCGGCGCTCGTAATCGGTGGCGTGCCAGAACCCCAAGTTGATGCGGAAGTACGACGGTATGGCGCTGCTCCCACGGATCGAGTTCTTCATGTCCTTGAGCGTGCGGATGGGCTCGGCCCCAGGCTTTCGGATGTGGTGCGTTATCATAAGCGCCGCCCGAAGTTCCCCGCACACGCGCCCTGCTTCGCGCATCATTTCGGCTACCGCCAGCGCGTTGTTCTCATCCCCGTGGGATACCGCGTTGAATGTATCCACGCACACAAGGCACAGGTCAGGCACTCGCTTGAGCTCAGTGATGACAGCCTCCCACTTTGAAGACGCCACCGGTGCCCCGCTCTTGGGGTCGCGCTCAACAAGCGGGAACGCCCCACCAACCGCTGAGAGCGGTATGACGACAAGGCGCCGACCGGCCTTTGCGATGAGCCCGCCTTGGTCAATCTCCAAGATACGCCGGTGCATCTCGGTCTGGCTATCCTCGCACAAGAGCAGAACAGCGGCACCACCGTTGGTGATTCGCTGCCCACACCAGTCCAAATCCCCGCCGAACTCGGGATAAGCGGCCACTTTCAACGCTAAATCGGCGATTAGGCCAGTTTTCCCCGCTCCTCCCTCGGCGATGAACAGATGCGGCTCGCCTTTGACGACAAGCGCCTCAACAAGGTAGGTGTGCTCGGGCTTGGGGTACTTGATCCACCGGTGCGCTTCCCATGCGGAGAACCACGACTCCGTTGGCGAACTCTGCGGGAGCTGGCGCACGGGGGACGGAGCCGACGCCGGTGCATCTGGCTTTCCGTTGCGGCGGATGTCCGCGTTGACGAGTCCCTGCCACTCCGAAGCAAATCGTGCGTCCGTCCACGCTGGGTGCATTCGTTGCAGCATCCATCCCCGCGTTTGCTCGCGTGCCTCGTCCATCGTGATGACGCCCCGCCGAACCATCCCGAGATTCGCACCAGCCACCGAGTTGAACGCATCCCACCGAGTCTCCCCGCCGGCGCCCCCCTCGAACACGTCCCGCTGGAACGCCGGCTCCTGACGGAGCACGTTCCCGCTGCCGACTCCAAACAGCCCCGCCTCCGGAACCATGGCCTCCCCTGCTGGCAGCAACGTGCGCAGCCGCTCCCCCAGAGCTCCCGCGTTGTACACGCTCTCGGACTGCCACTCGATGACGGTCTGCACTGGTCGGCCCTGCTTGGCGTGAACGCTACCGGCAAGCCGAATCGGTTGGTGAGCGCGTCCGTACGGGTTTGAGTCCACCCCGAGGCCCATGGCGGAGTCCCCGCCTGAGACCTTGGCAAGGGCGTCTCGCATCCGGATGGCCTGCTCGACGGGCACTTCATCATCCAGAGCGTACCAGACGTGCCGCTTCGGTGTGCCTTCGTCGGTTGTCCCACCGGAGCACACCACCAGCGACGGCTCACCTAGTTGCTCGGTGAGCTCTCGCATCTTGGCATCAGTGTCCCCCGCATCGAGGTCTGCGACCAGCGAGCGCATCCGCGCCACGTTGGCGCTTGTGGCCCTTCGGTCGCTCAAGATGCCTGGGACAACGAAGGTCGCCACGTTGTACTGCGCCCACCGCTCGGTGGCTGAGAGCACAGGCGCAAAGCCCTCCTTGGCTGGTTCAACGAAGATGTCTTCGCGGAAGACGCCTTCTTGCTCGGTGCCCTTCTCTCCGATACCGCGAACGCAGATGAACTCGTTCTCCTTCCAGTCTCGCTCTCCGAAGATGAGGCGAAGATGCTCTTGGGCTTGGCGTAAGTCAACCAAGCCACGACGGTCTGTCAATGGCTGCATTTTGTTTGGGGTAGTAGTCTGTCTTACTTCAGCCAGAACGGCTTTGTGGTGTTGGGTGCCTGAGTGGGAGCATCCTCCCAACAGGTGCTCTTAAACGAGCAGAACTTGCACCGAAAGTCGGTGCGGTCTTTGCCAAGGCGCGGAAGCTCCTTGGGCGATTGAGCGTCGATGACGCGCACCGCGCGATCCGAGGCTTCTTGGGCTGCGAGAGCGTCGAACGGAACCAACTCAACAAGCACCTCACCGGTGTCGCGGTTGAGCGCCGTGAACATACCGCCTGCGGGGATGTCGAGGTACGCGCAGTAGATTTGCATCTGGGCGTAGTACACCGGCTTTGATGCCTTCACGCCCTTGTTCTTGGTGTCGTTCCAGCTTTTATCGTTGAGCGCCTTGTTCTCCCAAAGGAGCGGGTACTCAACACCTGTGATGGTGGGGCCGCCGGCGATGATACCGTCGATGTGTCCACCGAGTCGCCCATCAGCAGCACGGAAGCCGAACTGTTTGCCGTCGCTCTTCTCGGTGAGCAGGTCGAACCCAGCGGCTCGGATATACTTCGCCATGCGGTCTTCGCCGTCGTGCCCCATATCGAAGATGCGCAGAACCTCCGGTGGGAAGCCGGCCCCTTCGTCCTCGGGAGCGTGTTCGTACTCGAACCGGAGCCTGCGCTCACACGCCTCCCCCCAGCGCGAAGCGCCCAGATAGTCCCGCTTCTCTTGGTTTGCCTGACGCGCCAAAATCGCGCCGTCGATGACGGCTGCGATAGCGGCTTGTGCTGGCTCGTTTCCGATGACCTTCTTGGTCTCTGGCTTAAAGATGCTCATCTTGGTCGTTCTTAAGGGCGTAGAAGATGCCGAAGATTGCCAAGAGCAACACCAGCAGATACGCGGTTACAGAGGCTTTGTCCTCCTGTTGGTAGAGTTTCACGGTGTCAGCTATGGCGATTGCCGCAAAGATGATTGCCAGCAGTTTCATGTTTCAAGAATAGAGGGCCCTCAACGCCGCTGGCCAGCCGCCATTCGGCGATCTCGGATTCGAGGCGCTTGATGGTTTCGGTAGCGGTGTGTAAACGCGCCTTGTACTCGTCGCGCTCTTCAGCGGCTTCGCTCAAAGACCGGCAGGTGTATGCCAGCCCGAAGTGGTTCTCCCACGCAACTCCGCAGGATGTGCAGTACTCACTCACGGCTGCACCTCCTCAAGTTTGATTTCAGACTTCACGACTGGCTTCAGCGTTGCGACAAGCTCGAAGATTTGCACGGTCTCGAACCAGTTCACATCGGGGTCTCTCTTTAGGCAGTTGCACGACGAGTCAAAGAGTTCTTTGGACTCCTCAAGAATTATCTTCCGGCACTGCGTGAGAGTGAACGGCCCGTGAAGAGCATCCTCCTTGCCTGCTCGAAAGTAGTATCGGCTCACGGCTGCACCTCCTCTCCAACCACCGAGGAATCCTCGGCAGTTTCATTAAGCACTCTAGCCGCAACAGATGTGAGCAGGGACTTCCATGCCCGTCCCTTTGCGACAATGTGGTTCTCGCCATTGCTGTCCAGCACAAGCAAAACAACGATATGTGCGTTTGTCTGCGCCTGCACAAGCGATGGGATGCACCCAACAACCTGCTCTATGTTGTGACTGCTCACGGCTGCGCCTCCTTCACTTTTATTGCGTAGGTTGCCGCCTCTAGTTCAGAGGCAAGGCCGCTCCGAAAGTCCGGTAACTTGAACGCGGTAACCTTTTCGCTGACCGTACCGTATGCTCCGCAAATGACGGCAAACAACTCGGGGTATTCATCTCGGGAAACTTCACGCCCGTCACACGGCAGGCACCCCGACGGGGGTTGGCCTTCAAACGCAACAAGCTCCCCAATGACCATAGTGGCGACATAATCTTTGACGCGGCGTTCGGCACTCTGGCAGGATGAGGACAACAACACCTCCGACGCCTCTGAATCACGCGCACCAACGGAGGTTTCTTTTTGCTCCTCCTCCGGCCAGTCGGCTTTCTCCGCTTCCAGCTCGGCAATATGAGCACGCAACAGCGCGTTCTCATCTTTTAGCTCAGCGAGTTCATTTTTAAGCCAACGAATTTGGTTGCTCAAATCAATCAGGCCATTCACGACTGCACCTCCTCCCATTTACCCAGCGACCGTACAAACGCCTCTGCGCGGTGGCGTGCCGTTGCACATAGATAGCAACGGTATTTCGTCTCCGGCATCAGTTTCTCAACCCAGTAGGTGTACCATTTGAACTGGTCATCCGTCAGCACATTCTCCGCCTCGTGCATCGCGTTGAGGTCGGAGCAGTAGTCTGGCTCTGGCGCGTAATAGCCATGTGGACTAAGCCAGCCTAATCCACGGTTATCAGGCGTCCACCCACACGCCTCGGCGATGGCGGCGTTGATCTGTTCGTCGGTCACGGCTGCACCTCCTTTTCGTTGGTCTCACCGAGATGGTCTGGCGTCGGCGGAATCTCCATCCAGTGTGTTGCCTTCCACATATCGCAGTCAGCCAGTCGCGTCCTGATGGACAGACCAAGCTCGCCGGTGACCAGCACCTGCTTGCCGACTTCCGGCAGGCGGTCTTTTACTAAAATCCACTCGCTCATAGCTTCTCCTCCTTCTCACGCTCACACTCAACGCACACCCACCTGCCGCACGGGCCAATGCCATCATGGTCGTCCACCCAATCCATGAGCGCACCGCACTCGCACTCCTTCTCGGCCGGCTCTGGCGCATCTTGCAACCAGCCATCGTACCAACTTGGGAGCCCGCTCATTTGCTCTCCTTTCTGAGGCGCATGATTTCGGCCTCGATGCGTTTGAATGTCGCCTCGAACGCACGCCGGTTTGGGTGCGACTGAAGCAGTGTCTCCGTCAGTGCCAGAAGCTCAATGGCTTCTTGTTCTAGTCTGTTTTTCATTTTGTTGTTGTTGCTCTGCGTGAAATCTCTCTTCTCAGGTACCATGCCGCTTTTTCAAGGTCTTGAACTTCATTGTCCTTGAACCCAGCCCTGAACACGTACTTTATCACGTTTCCAAGGTTGAACGAAAATGCCTCTGCAATGTCTATGCATTCGATTCCGCTCGGATGCTTGTTGTAATGCGCTGGGTGTTCGACGGCGCTGGTCGAGGACGGGTTGGATGATTTCGCGCCACAGTTTTGAGTACATACTGTCTCTTTCGGTTGGTTTTCCATGTTCTTTAGCCAAGAATCGCTTTTTTTATGCGTGCCTCGTTGAACTTCCACGTGAGCACGCAGCTTGCGCGGTAGCGCGACATCCCAAACATCGGAACATCAGCCATATGCTTCAGTTGTGAGTCCGTTGGTGGCAGCTTAATCCAACTGCGCGTCTTGCGGGAGTTCGTTCTATCACCGTTGCTACGAAGGAAGTCGTCAGCCTGAGCAAGCGCAAGTTCCTTCGAGTTTGTGCGGGTGATGATGGTGACCGCTCCACCGGTGACGCCGCCAATCGCGTTGTACACCTCCCCCAGCTTGATGACCGCGCCCCACGCCGTCAGCGCGTTTGCCATACGCACCGCGTCGCTGTACATCGACTCCCACCGGAACGGCGACATCTCGATGATTTGCATCTCCGACATCTCGAAGGACTCGATGGTCTCAACGCCGTTGACCCGCACGGGGAAGATGTACCCGCACACGGGGCAGCTCCCGACCGCTGCCGGCACCTGAATACCGCACTCGGGGCACTTCTTCATGGGCGCCTCGCCGGTCTCGCTCTGGCGCACGAACAACCGATCTCCAGCGTCGATGTCCCCGTGCGTGAGCAGCGATGCGCCGAAGTCGAGAACGATGCAATCGCTCTTAATGACCCCAGGGTATCGCTTCGCGTCGATGCACGGTCTGAGCCCTCGCCCAATCATCTGGATCATGGTGCTCTTCTGGCTACACGGGCGCACCAGCACAACGCACCCCACGCGCTGGCAGTCCCAGCCCTCCGTCAGCTTCATCACGTTGAGGAGCACCTTGATTTTCCCTTGGTCGAACCGGCGCAGGATGGTGGCATTGTCGTCGTCCGACATCTCGGAATGGACGGCCTCAGCGGAGATGCCGTCGTCGCGGAAT